ATACTGGCAGCGGTGTTGGTCTCTATGCCTGACACACTTGCTAAACCAGTTATCACAGGCTTCTCTCTTCACTGCCATTACATTGACTCCCGTTAATCACCACAAAAGCACGGGATCGTTTCATCCCCTGCCAAATCCAATTGTCCCTGCTCTCTGGCAATGACCTGCATCTCTGCATAGCTGGGCCGGTCGTTACGCCACAATGCCCCTGATTGCTGGCTCGCAGGTACTTCACGCTCCATTCTGGCCCACCAATCTGCCCTGCTAGGGCGTTCCACTATCAAGGATCCAATCAGGTTTGCACCTTTCAGATAGCATAAGTCGCAGTTGCCATGAGGCGTTACGCCGTTGACGTTTGGTAGTTCAAGATCAAACGATTGCGTAGCCCAAAACGAAACCACCGTTTCTTTGGTAACGCCATCATTGACTAGCGGCTTTCGGTGGGGTGGCATTTTTGCCGCTCTTCTTTGTTCGTCGGCCCTAATGCCAACAATCGCCATGTCCTCTCCTTCTGCCAAATCTTTGCAATGATTTATTGACATAAGATAGCGCGAGATCGTTTTAATCTTCATTTCAATCGTGCAGAACCTGGCGACAGGGTTAGGCAAGTACTTCTTGGCGTGAATCAGGGCTTCAAACGGCTCGCCATTCCTAGCGGCGGTATCAAAGTCCACCACCTTAAACCGATCCTTGGTTTCCTCTGCCCACTGATACTCAAGCCAGACAATAGGCACATCCCACTCTTTGCTACATCTTTCCACAAACCTGAGCGTTGCTTCCTCTTCTTTGCCGGTGTTTGCAAAGGTGACGATACAGTCATCAGGCAGGCCGTCATTGGCCTCAATGAACCGCCACAGCATATAGGCGCTAGTCCTGCCGCCACTAAAGCTGATGCAGGATATCTCTGTCAGCTTAAAAGGATTCATCTTTTGGCCCCGCGTAGCGGATTATCTCCAGAGGCTTTTCATCTACGTCCTTAAGCGGCTTAGTACTCAGATCCATCATTATGGCTACGTCTTCCTCTAATCGCTTTGCCATAGATTCTGCGGCTTCTACGGCTAGTTGTGCGTCATTTTTCATAGCCATATTCCTCTAAGTCAATGGACGGCCTGTTGCCGTCAATGGCAAATGTTATGTCATGTTTTTCACAAATATCCTGCATCTGTCCAATGATGCGGTTGATATATGCGTCTTGTTTGAGGATATGGTCGCCAAAGTCTTTGCAAATACGATCCATAGTGTCCTGTTCTTCTGATATGTAATTCGCGTGAGACCCGGCCTGACTTGCAATAAATCTGCAAAAAAATGTAGCTAACTGCTGTTCTTTAGGTTTCATAACTCATCCTTTATTGATTGTGGAAACGGGACGTATATCCCCTTCTTCTCTGACAGCCACCGTACAAGCACTTCAGCGGCTTCGCTGAGTTCCCTGCCGGTTAGCTTGGTGGTAGATGTTTTTTGGTACATGGCCTTAATGATGGGCTTGTAGAGCATCTCCTTGACCAGCCCCTCAGTAAACGGGACTTCAACCTGATCGTTGAAGGGATGTGCGTTGGAATACCCAGCATCGTTCAGCTTCTCTGCCATCTCCCTAAACCATAAGTGCATGGCATTGTTCTGTCGCTCAGTCCTGCCTGCTGGCTTGATTGAGTACAGGAGATGATTGCCTTGGCTGTACTGATCTTTTAAGAACTTTATGAAAAACTCTAAACTATCCTTGGTATCTACAATCCATCTATGCCCGTCCATGTTAAGCCCTTGCCACGACAAAGCTTTCTGGAAGATCTTTTATGTCAAAAGCTGCGAAAGAGCTTGATCGATCGTGATTTGATCTTTGTTGTCCCGGCATTTTTCCTTTATTCCGCACAAGCTCGCGACTAAACCAAGACCTGAAAACTTTCAAGTCACACAAAGCCCAAGAAAATAGACCAGACTCTTGCGCGTCTGCGAATCCGTAAAAGAAATAATCACCCCAGCCCTCTATTATTTTTCCTAGCTCTGTTTGCGTGCCGCTAGGGCGAACTGTGCGAATGGTAAACTCATCGGGATAAGCGTCTGAAAATTTAAACTTGCGAACCCTGCATCCGATTCGGATCGCATCAAGTCGTAAGACCATCAGGTCGGTATTTCTTTCGGCGTCCTCTTCAAAGGGCGGCTCAGTAATGAGGTGAGTGCCAATTATTGCTTTGATTTCGGGCAAAAATCTGTCAGACCAGCGTTTATCGGTTTTCCAGTTATTCATCACCCGCCTCCTTCCCCCAAACGTCAAAGCCTTCTATCTTGCGGCGGTTGAAAATATCTATTCTTCTGCCGCCAGTAACGCGCCTTACAACATCGTAAAACTCTTCTGGCTTTTCGCTGTGACCCCCTCTAGGGGCTTCAAAGCAAGTTGGAAACGCCTTGGTATCAAGAAACTTTGGCGACCCATTACGGCAATACAAAGCAAATTCGCAGTTGTATTGGGGCAAACCGATTGGCTGAAAGCCACCTGGCTTATGCCAAACAAAGGTGCAGACGTATTTAAACCCCCAGACCTCACTTAGCCGCAAAGCCATCGGTAGAAACTTATGGGTAGTCCATAACCACATATGGCAGTCATCAGCGGCAGGCATTCTCAAGTCGGCCATTTCCGCTTCTGACATCGTTGGATAATCAAACGCTACCTGATTCTGACGCTCATCCCGATCAATCTTTTGCATAGGCCAGGGCGGGTCGATCACGATGACATCGTAGACGCCCTCCAGCGCTTTCTGCTCTCGGGCCTCGACCGACTCAAGGCTGGCAACAACCTCATCACGTTTAATTTCCCGAACCGCGTCAGCCATCTTGATTTCGCCCTGTTCTACTTTGTCGGCTAAATCGGGCCGCTCTTTAATTATCAAGGCAGCGCCTCGCAGTTTGCGTTCTGGCAGCTTAGTATTTTCTGCCATTTCCTTGCGGGTATCGCGCTTAGGCTTCTTATCGGGTTCATGGTCGGACACGGTGTCCGATTTTGACCGCTGAAGATTTCGTGCTGTGGCCGCAGCGCTTTTGACTTTCTGGCTTTCAAGCTGACGTAACCGCTCCGCATTGATTGCCCTTTGGTCATCAGTCAGATTTCGCCGGGCTAATTGATTACGGCGAATCCAGATAAGGGCGTCAACCTTACTGTCAAATTCCTTTTCTACCACCTCAAATGGCACAGAAAGGCGGGTGCAAATTTCATATCGGTTATGACCATCTATAACCGTCCCAGACCACACAGTGAGGGGGTCGCGACAACCGTCCTGCTGAATACTGGCCTCTAGCTCTGCCCGCTCATCTAGCCGCAAAGGCGGTATCAAGTCGCGGAAATCATTGTCTATTGTTAAGTTTTGCGTCATACGCCATTCTCCATGATCTGCCTACCAATTAATTCTGGTATCTGTGGCACAACCGCGTTGCCTAGGCATCTAAGTCTGTGTGACCTAGCGGGAACCCCATTAGCCACTCGACCCATGTTGGGTTCAGCCTCCCAGATTCTCCCTTGAACTCCACCGAGTCCGGTAATGAGTTGGTGTCTGGGTTCCTGCCGGTCTTTGCCATTGTTTCCGGCTTCCAAGCCCCCTTGTAATCCCTCGCAGCTGGGGTCGGAAATATTCGCGGGGTATGCCTCACCTCGTCTACCAGTGTAATTGTTGATTGCCCCGTTTTCCTGCAATGTTCGTAAAACTCTTTGCTTTTCGGCCCCTGACTGCCGTTCGCACTCGCTGGGGTACGCCACAATCCAGACCCTATCTCTGTGGTGGTAGGCGCCAACTGCGGAAGCTGGTATACAGTGCCATTCCGCATCGTACCCGACCGCGGAAATGTCCCATAAAACTCGCTTAAACCAATCTCCCCCGTCTCCAGAAAGCAAGTTTGTGACGTTTTCAAAGATGGCATATCGGGGTCGAATGTCCCCAAGCAAACGGGAGCATTCTGACCACAGTCCACTGCGTTCCGCATCAATTCCTTTTTGATTTCCTGCAACGGAGATGTCCTGACAGGGGAATCCTCCCGTGATGACATC